TGATATCCATAAGAGTTGCGAACACTCTTATAGTTCCAGTTAATGTAGTTCCAGTTTGAGCTGCTACAAGTATATCTAGAGTATCAGCTGCAGGTACTAATACAGGAGCATAAGCTGCTGAAGTAGGAGCATAAGCTAAAGCATCAGCACCATCTGCATCAAATCCATCAACAAAGTTGTCAACATCTCCACCTGTGATACCTAAATCATAAGCAGTATCAGATGATGTACCTGTTAGAGCAGTAACTACTTGCAAACCTGCGTGTAAAATTACTGATTCAGCAGGAATATTCAGACACTGATATACGTCACTAGAAGCTAGGGCAGTACCCTTGGCTGTAGTAGCAACAGCTAAATCAATAGTGTTCTGAATTTGATATGGTTTTCTACCTCTAGGGTGATTTCCTCTAGCCGGTATAGTTAAGTTTAAGGTTGACATTAATTAACCTCCCTATGCTAAGTGATACATACAAGTAGCGATTGCTTCAGGGCGAAGTATCTTTCTACCATACAAATGCATACCACGAACAATATCAGCAAAAGAATCAGGGTCTCTATAAGTCTCTGTCTTGTTGATTTGCTCGGCAGTAGCTATAGATGAAGAGTGTCCAGCGACAATAACACCAAAGTTTGAAGAACTATTAGTACCTGTTGTTGAAGGTCCTGTTCCTACACTTGGTAAGTTATTAGATGCATACACTTTAAATCCATGAAGGTTATTCATTACTAAGCCATTCTGTAAACCAGAACCACCAAATTCAGCATTAAATAATCTACTGTCTTCATCCTTTAGTACTTCAATGAACACAGGGTCTAATACCAACCATCTGCCATTGCTGTCCACATTCTGCTGATCTAGAACTCTTGCCATTCTAGCTATAACAGTCAACGGATTTCTGTCACCTGCGGCAGGAGCTGCTGTAGTAGCACCACCAGTCCTAGGTATGATAGCTACAGCATCTGCTGCAGTACCACCGAAATCGGCTGCGTCTAGTTGCATAGAAGCTAACAGTTCGTCAGTACCAGCAGTAGATACAGCAACAGTACCATTAACAGTAGCGTTGACTGCGTTAGCAGGTCCATGAAGTGCTGATTGCTTGTAACCTGACATATAACCAAGTACATCTTGGTCAAATTGGTCGGCTAGTCTATAAGCTGCTCTATCAGATGCTAACTGTGAAAAGTTAATATGTGAGTGAGCCTCTTCTATATCATCCACTTTAAAAGCAAAGTAATTAGCTTTGTCAATATTAAGTGTAAATTCCTCATCATCAAGGTCTTGTGGAGTTATTGTAGTTCCACGAACGTATGCCTTGACAGTGATCTCAGGTTCTTTTATTACCTTAACGGAATCGCCCATATTTGCAATTTCACCAAAATAGTCATTATTAGTGATTGCATCAACAATAGATGACTTACGGAACGCAAGTTGCACCTGTTTGCTGTAAATAATAGGACTAAAATTACCGTTAGGAAGGTTGCCGTAACCGGCTGCTTTTCCAAATGCCATTTTAAATCTCCTTAAACATTTAGCATATGTACACAAAAGTGTACTATAGTTTTAGTCTTTTACTTTATAAGGACCATTCATAGTTGAGGTTGTACCTAAGATAGCGAGTCTTTTGTAGGCTCATATAATTGGGTAATCTAGTAAAGTGGGAAGTAAGTGTAACACAAGTATCCATTAAGGGGTTGTCTTACACCTTTAGTTATCTATAGTTATACTTAGATTTTAAACTTTGTCAAGTTTTTATCTAGCATTTCCAGAGACATCGTAAATAAAGTTACCACTACGGATAGCTTCCATTATATTATCTGCTTTAGTTTCATATTCCTTAGCAGACATTTTTTGCACAGAAGACTCTAGTATCTTGTTAGAGCTTCCTTCAGCATCAATATTATTTCTCGCACCCTTTGTCGTGACTGCCTTAGCAGCACTTTTATCATTTGTGCTCGTAGTTTCCTTACCAATACCTCTATCTCCTTTGTAGAGGTCAATAGCTCTTGCTGCTGATCTTGCATCATTGTCATTCTCATATAGTGCATCTTGTACCCATTTAGGCTGTTCTTCTGCCCATGTGTGAAAGTCTTCACTCTCTCTTATAGTATCAAAGTCTGGATGCAAGCCTAGTAATTGTACTTCAGCTTTATCCTTTGCTGCACTTAACTGCATCTCATCTATAATCTTAACACGTTCTTCTAAAGCTTTAGATTGCTCTTTAGCTTTTTTCATAGCTATTGTTTCCACAATTTTAGCTACGTCAGGATAATCTGCTGCCCATGCTTCTATGTCTTCATCAGACTTAGGGAACTTCATTTCTTTTTTAGTAGCTTTAGATAGCTGACCTTTTAATTCATCTAACTGCTTTTGAAACTGATTTTCTTTCTCTTGAGTATGTCTTCTTAAATCTCCATATCTCTTTTTAAAAGTTTTCTCTTCAGCAGAAGTCGGTTCTTCTTCACTTTCAACTTTCTCCTGACCAGTCTCTCCTTCACCTTTTTGCTCTTCAACGAGCCTTGATAATTCTTCTTCATCTTTTTTTATCCTCTCTTCTTGAGAATAAGGTCTATTCATAAAAGCAACTTTTTTAGGTGTGCCTTCTTTTACCATAATTATGTTTGCTTGTTCAGCCATTATCTTCTCCTAGGGTTAACGTAGCCTTGTTGGGGGTTAAGTAAGCTAGTTCTAATTGTGGATTATTTACGTGAAGCTAATCCACCTCGCTTCATCTTCATCTTCTTCTTTTTCTTTTTACCTGCAAGTCCACCTGTGTTAAAGTCCATGCCACTCATGTCACCAAAACTGTCAGAATCATTATTGGTGTCGCTTGGAGAATCACTATAATCATCGTCAGGACCTTGATCACTATAACCAGAGCTGGTGTTAGAAGAAGGCTGTGAGGCAGGAGATGTTGGTGTTGTAAATGTTGTGCTATCGTCTACAGGCTCTTCACCTACATAGCTAATACCACCCGGAACTACAGTTCCTGTTCCACCACCTTGTGTATCATCATCATCAGATGATGTAGGTGTATAACCATCATCTTTTATAAATTTATCTGATTCTTTTATGTTTGCTTCTCTTATTGCTTCAGCTTCTTTTGTTCCAACAGCATTTTGTAAATCTTTGAATGTAACACCGTCTTTGCCAACCATATCAAAATCTTTAGCAACACTTAATAGTTTGTTTAGTTCTCTTGCTTTTGGATTGGTTATACTTGTTTCTGATTTACCATTCCGTTGAATCCTTGTCGCTTCCACATAAGCTTTGGCATCTAACTTAGTAACTTTACCACCTATAGGATTTCCTTTGCTATCTACAGGTTGTAAATTAATAGATGTGCCTTCTGGGTAGTTGCCCGTAATACCACCCATTATCATTTTGCCCATAGTTATTACATTAATTCCCATACCTTTTGGTGGATTTACACTAAAAGCATAAGAACCTAAAGGATTTGCTGCAGTACCAACAACTCTACCTGTTCTAGGGTCTATTTCTCCACCTAAACTAACAACAGCTTGTGTGTCTCTTACATCAGGATCATCACTTCCACTTTCCTGTTGCACCCTTGAAGTCTTAGTCTTAGTGCTCTGTGTCTTAGCTGTGTCTACTTTTTCTGTTTTTAATTTAAAACCTTCAGGTATAGTAAAACCAGTTAAAACCTTACCATTTTTAAAAGGCACTTGTATTTCTGAACCTGCATCATTTACGTAAGTCTTATAACTGTCTGCTCCACCTGTTTCTTTAAATAAGCCATCAAACGTAGCTTTACCTTTTGGTGCTGCACCTGAACCATATTTAAAACCACCTTTAGGTGCTGCAGTAGGTAATGGTGGAGGTACATATTTTTTAGGTTGAGCTGTTCTAGTAGCTGTATTATCAAATTGAGAAGTCTGACTACCTAAAGTATTAGTTTTAGTTGTAACACCTCCGGGTGCATATGCTAATCCACCTTGAGCCATTTCTTGTTCTTCTGTGTTAGCACTATTATACTCTTCTTCATCTTCTATGTCAATATCATTCATGTCAAAAGGTAAATCATCTGGCATTGTAGCTTCTTCACTATTACCCATCTGACCCATGTCTTCCATTTCTTTAAGACCCATCTTAGCTTGTTGTCTCATCTGCATTAGATTCTGAAGACCTACATATCTAACAACGTCTGCAGGAAAAACAAACTCGCCCTCACTTAGTTGTGCTGGTATGTCATCTCTAACTTCTTCTTTTGTTGAGCCAATAGGAACATCATTACCTGAGATAGGGTCTACACTACCACCTTGATCTTTGAGTCCACCCTCTTCAAACATATCCATTTGTTGTTTTAACATACTATTGTTCCTTTATATTAGCATATGTGTTAATGTTAGTACCTGCTGGTTTTATTTTTTGGTCTTGTAAAACACCTTGACCTTCAAACTTACTCGGAAACATATCTTTATATTCTCCTGCGTCATCTAAACCTATACCCCTAAAAATTCTTTCTTGTAGTTCTGGAGAAACAATTTCATTTTTACCTAGTTGACCTTTATCCCGTAAGCCTTGTACAATCTCTTGATATAAAGCATCTTGTTTTTCTACTCTTCTAGATTGCATCTCGCCAGTTTTATATCTATATTTAATAATAGCTTGTTCTTCTAATTTTAATAAACGTATAGATTGACGTTCAGTTACAGCACGAAATGTCATGTATGATTTAAAATTAGACCTGTCTGCAACTGCATTTAATAATGTAGCTTCTTCCTCTGTAAAAGTAATAGCTTTATTATTATAACTTATATTATTTATATCATCGTCTAGATTAACTCTGTACGTGCCAGCATTAGTAGGCAATACATCTTTTGTATCTTTAAGATTTTCTCCATTTTTATACATGTATTTAAATTCTCTCTGTATTAATTTAGTTGTGGCTGATTTAAATATATTTTTCATGTTATTACTTAAATTTGGATAATCTTTATAGTAATCAGCTAAAATTTGTTTTTGGTCATCCCCTAATTTTAGTACATCTAAACTATAATTTCCATCAGTCATATCATCTAATATACTTGCTGGACTTCCTCCCGGTAAAAAGCCCTCTCTTTTTTGGATAGCGTGTTGAACCTCATGCAAAATGTCGCTTCTTACTTTAGTTAAACTATTGCTAGAAACATATATTATTTCTTCAGACCCTCTTACACTATAGACAGCACTCGTAGTGTTTTTTAATTTTTCAGCTTCTGTTATACTCATACCCTCAGCTACTCTAAGATTAACAAAGTCATCCATACTTTTAACTTTAATATTTTTTAATAAATTAAACTGCTCTGGATTTTCAGATCCTGCAATGCCTTCAAAAAAATTATTTTCTTTTTTCCCATACTGTATATATAAAGGTTGAAAGTTTAACATTTCTTCTAGGGTAATACCCTCAGTAGGTATTTTACTAGCATTAAACCTTGTTACTACACTAGTGCCACTTTCTATAATGCCCTGCTGCTTTAAACTGCCAACATTAAGTTGTGCTTCTGCTGTAGATATTTTATATCTAAAAGCACCCTCTTTACCTCTGTAAACACCTGTTTGCCTATATAAATCATCTTTAATACTATTAGGTAATTCATAATAATTTTTTCTAGTATACTCAGTACCTCTTTGTTTAAATAGATTTTTTTCAAGAGCTCTATATTTTTTAACTGCATCTTGACCCCCTTGTGTTTTTAAACCTATCTCACTTAAATTTATAATAGGTTGATTAAAGTTATCTATCTGAGGTGCTTTATTAATAGCACTCGTGTCTGCTACACCTTCTGGCACTAATTTTGCACCACCCGTACCATCAGTAAAATTATCAAAAAATTCAGATGCTCCTTTTTTTAAAGGTTTAAATAATTTATTTAATGTTTTAAAAGGTACTAAAAAAGCACCTGTAGGAGATAATATTTCCCCTATTAACTGGTCTGTATTTGCAGGATTAGATTCTAAGCCGGTTGTTTCAGTAAACCATTTATCAAAAACAGGTCTTCCTGCTTCTTCTTCTGCTCTATTTAATAAATCTTTTACAACAGTAAATGTAGGATTGTTTGTATAATCACCTACTAAATCTGCACCAGCAGAAGCCATGCTTATTATATCTGATGGTATACCTAAAGTGCCCGTCAGCAAACCTGTTCCTGTAGCTGTAGCCTTTTCTATTATCTCATCTTTTTCTCTAAACTGAGGAAGTACTTCTTTCTTAATTCTATCAAAAGAAAATATATCAGACATACTCTCGTCTTTGTTCTCTTCAGCAGACTTAGCAAGTCCTTCTTTAAAAGAATCAGGAGTTAATAGGTTATTCATTTGTTCATATAAACTAGCCATTATTTGCGTTTACTATATCCCTAAGTTTTTTTAGTTTGCGTAGTAATGTTACAGCACCCTGTGCCCTATGCATTATAATAATATCGTCTGCTTGTTCTAACAACTTATGTTGTTGACTTATTAAATAATCAACATAACTATTGAGGCTGTTGACTAATTGGAGGTTGCTGACTAGAGGCTTGAGGTTGCTGAGTATTTGCTTGTGGTTGTGGTTGTTGCTGTTGTTGTCCATTCTGAGGTGTTCCTGTAAATCCTTGTTCTCCCGGAGTTGGTGCTACTCCTGTTCCTATTGTACCA